ACCAGAAGCAAGATAAGCACAATCATCAACGATTTGACGATTTTCCTTGACATTGTTTTTTGTGTAGACTTTAACCTCGTCACCACTACGTAAAGATGCGCTCAGATCAAAACATGCAGCCCATTCACTGCCGTACTTAGGTAGATGTGCTTCAGGCCACAGCTTCCACACATTCAATGTTGGTAATGTTGGCAAATTTGTAATGTGCCCACCACCAATACATTCATCAAATGTAATAGAAATGGTGACCATTTCATCATAATCATCAGTCATAGTGTAAATCGTCTCCTAGCGTTTTTTTCCAATGTTGTATTTTGTCACGAGTTCCCAGTTGTCTTTTTCTTTGAACGGTAAGATTTTTATCTGCGACATTGGCGCCACTGGGTCTTCAGTTTTTTCTGGGTCCACGATTGTCAGCAGGTCCCATTCTTCAAGTAGATTTGCGATTGTGTTTCGTCTAGCTTTATCTTCATCACTAAAGTTGTCAATCTTACCATCTAGCATAAACAATTCCTTGAAGTGAATCAAGTAGTACTTTCCTTGCTTATGTAGAATGTGACAAGATTGATACAGCTTTCTGTCCTTTCTGGACGCGATACCAATTCTAGTTAGCGTTTCTTTGACTTTCAGAAAACTTTCGTCATTTGGTAGCTCGATTTCTACCAGATTTTCTATTAGACTCATTTTTTATTCCACCCGTTTCTAGTTCTTTTTTTATCATTTCAATTTGTTCACTAGACAACAAAGACAGGTATTCCTGCCCTCTGGTGGTATTGCAATCATAATACGCACATACAGTATTCAAGTCTTCGTTACTAGCATCTTGTACCCACTTCGCAAATCGCTTTTTAGGTCTAATGCTATTTAGCAAAAACGTGTATTGCGCACGGTTATTTAGATGGTAGTTCTGATTCATCAAGTTTGCATGTAAAATCGTATCTGGAAAGTAAGATAGTGCTTTATTGACTATGTAAGGCACATAAGCCTTCTCAGCAAGAGCATCATTTTCTGTGTCTTGCATCATGTTATTTTTAGTCTTTGAAATAGAGTTTACATAGTCAAATGGTTTCATCCGCGTCTCCAATCAAGTTCTGTTGAGTTTCCATCTCATCAACACATTTAGGGCAAGCGTATGCTACACCTATCCCTTCTACGCCATCTTCGTCAGTATAGTTGTATCTGATTTCGGCATAGTTTTCTCCTGCCACTATCTTACCTTCACATAATACACACGCTTTCTTTTTCTTGAATAGGTTCACTTCCAATCTACCTCAGCCATGAGTGTGGCTAATGCAGCAACACGATTGATTTCAGAGTTAGCTACAAAAGCCTCTTTGTATTGATACTCGGCAAGAATAATGATTGCATCCGCAATGTTCTGTGTAGTCTTGAGTTTGACGGGTAGAATGTCATACAACGTGCGATACAGAATGGCAGAATCAACGTCAGAGTTTTGTGCGACCCACTTACGAACCTCAGTGAAGTTGCGATCTTTCATAAGACCGATAAGTTGATCGAAGTTGTCACTTGAATGATTTACAAGAACACCAGCGTCAATCTTACCTGTGGCAGAATACCTCTGAAGTTCATTCAGAACACGCCGCCAATCTGGAAAATGTGTCTGTACCATTTCAGCAACAGCTTTTTGGTCAAACTGCACGTTCTCTTGTTCAAGAATAGAACACACACGTTTGAAAAACTGTGCGGCCATCTTGGGTTTGTCTTTATTTTTGATGTTGAAGTCAATGACACTACAACGAGATTGCAGAGGATCAATGATGCGGTTCTTGAAGTTACATGTGAGAATGAACCCACAGTTCTTGGAAAACTCTTCCATAAAGTTACGAAGTGCGGGCTGTACTGAATCAGCATTTAGATAGTCAGCTTCATCAAGGATGATGTACTTTCGCCCACCAGAAAACGAAACTGTAGACGCAAAGTTCTGAATCTTCACTCGCAATGTTTCAATGAGACGACCTTCGTTGGAGCCGTTGATAATGATGTAGTCTGCACCAATCTCATCTAACATGGCCTTAGCGATAGTAGTTTTACCGACACCTGCGCGACCAGACAGAATCATGTTCGGAACATTCTTGTTATCAACAAACTCTTGGAACGTGTCTTTCAGTTCTTTCGGGAGGATGGTTTCTTGGACAGTTTTAGGGCGATACTTTTGTACCCACAAAAACTCTTCTAGCATGAGGACCTCATAATCATAATGTATTGAAAGTTCAGTATAGATGAAAAGAGGGGTCTTGTAAACCCCTCTTATCTTTTTTATTCTTCTGCTGTTTGCTCTTCCGTTTCTTCAGGTTCTTGAGAGGCTTTCACATACTGATAGAAGTCTGCGAACCTTTGTCGGATTGTACCTACTGCCAGCATTTCTTCTCCGCGAATCGCGCCACGTTCAACAGAAACGTCAATAATCCTGATAACAGCCTCAACGTCATTCAGATTGATGGAAGGCGCTTCTTGTGGTTGTGCGTTAGTCTCAGTCATTTTTTCTCCTTAGTTAGATGTTACTGCGATCCAGTATTGGACCTTATCTGATTTGAAGTGAGCCATGCCACTTGTGGATAGCGACACGTCATAGTCACCTGGCAAAAGACGAAGATTGTCACGTTGAACAATCAACTCAAAATCTTGACAGTCTACGCCGTCTTGAATCTTCACTTTATGTGAATCAGAAGTAGGTGTTTTTGAATCTGTAGCGGATACCCAGATAACGCCATTTTCAGCCTTGAAAGAGATTTCAGGTAGATTCAGAATGTTAGCCGCTTTAGTCACTTCGTCAAGTACACGAGACGACACAAACACTGTGGCTTCAACATTTGGGATCTTGATCTCTTTATCTGGAGGAGTTACGATCATGTTCTCAGCGGTGTAAGTATAGCTTGTCTCGCCACCATTGCTGCTACTGATAGTGAAGCGATCAGAGCCGAAATCAATCTCTGGGTCAGATGCCATTGACAATACACCAATGAAACGTGAAAGATCATACACACCAGCTTGTTGTGTGATGTCTTCTGCGATAGTCGCTTCAGCCAAGACTGTTCGTTGTGGATGAATGGTGCGTACCTTGTTACCAGGCTTGAACATAATGCTTTGATTGATCTGCGAAAAGTTCTTCAAAATCGTCAACGTGTCATTACTAAACTTCATTATTTACTTCCTCATTTTCTCTTGCGCACGGCGCTGTTTGCGATTCATACCATCAGTTTTAGCAGGTTCTTGATTCTTTGTCAAGTAAGTTTTTTTGTTAGATTCTTTTGATGCCGTTGGTGATGCCTGAATAGCTGCCATTGCACCTAGCGACCCACCAAAGGTGTATGTGCCGACATGCTTTAGCTGAATCCAAGGGCAGAGCCAAACGTTTAGACCAATGCGCCGCGCATAATAGCTGAACATGTAGTCTTCAGAAAGATAACGCTTGCTCTCTGGGTCAATCACTGTGTCAAAGAATGCCGTGATTTCGCGAGTACCGTCAAAATGCTCAGTTCTTGCGTGATCTGGTTTGTACTTCAGTTCTGGATAGGCCTCGGCGTACTTATCAAAAACGTCACGATGAATCATCATGAACCCAGTGCCACCTTCTTTGATTTTCACTGGCTCATTTAGCTTGAATGACTTGATGTCAGAATCTGGGTTGAACACGAAGTCGCCCACGAAGTGTTCAAGTTGAAATGGGTTATCAGCACCGTACCCCATGTCAGATGCTTTTTTGATTTTCTCCCAAGAGATTGTTTTCTTGGGGTAAGCACCTGTCACGATGTCCATGCCTGTGGCAGAGTCTGTAATCTGCATTAGATGCAACACGTCTTTATAGTTGAACCCAATGTCAGAGTCAATAAACATAAGATGCGTACAGCCTGATCTCAAAAACTCATCAACGCAATAGTTGCGGGCCCTTGTGATCAATGATTCGTTGAAGAGGTAATAAAACTTCAGTTCAATGCCGTGTTTAGCACAGATCATTGATAGATCGTTAGTTGCTTTTGTGTACATACCAGAGCAGTTTCCGCCATACATTGGAGTGGCGACAAACAAACTCTTTGTCTTTAGGTTTTCAATGTCAAGTTCAATGTTCATGTTCATCCTTTATTCTAGAATTTTCAAGTTGCATCTTCATCCACTTAGCACACTCTTTAGCGCTCAATGCTTCATCAGATGTTGGAGGCATACGATCATCTTCACCGATGCCTCTAATAACAGACGCTGATAGCATCATAGCAGAAGCCATGATCATACAAACTTGATGTAGACCAGAGCCATTTTCACCGTCGTCAAAGTCATGACCACGCTCAAAGTCGTCAATGTGACGCTTGAGGCTGTCAATCATTTGTTGCCAGGGTAAACCCTTCTCCCAGTTACGATGTGCGTATTTCAAAGCGCCGTACTCCAAGGAGGTAGCACCAGCGGCTACTGCTTCTAACGGAACTTGTCGGAAATAAGGCACACCTAATGCTTCACGCATTGCTCCAGTCTTAGATGCTGGATGTTTATTCTTTTTGCTCATTATCTATTCACTTGCTCCAAATCATGTTCAGCCCTATGAATGGCCTGTAATCTCAAAATGTCAGCCGCAACGTCATGTGTACTATCGTGCGCTACGAAGTATTTAGCCCAGTAATCAGTGTCTGCTACAGGGATAAAGCCATTTTTTTGAGAAAAGTTGAACTTAGCATCAATCCAAGTTCTTGTATCTCTTACACGCCACCACCTAAGGTATTCATTCAACAACACATTTTGTTTCAGTGATCTCATTATCTGATCAATAATCACAGGGTCAAACGAGTTACCACGAGACCACCAATACTCTATCTTACCTTGATCTCTCAAGTATTCAAATAGTGTATCACTAAA